TTAACAGTACCACTATTCCAACCACCTGAACCTGTTAGTACTAGATGTTTTGACGTTTCTTCTTCTAAGGGCTTGTCAAAATGTTTAATGTTTCTAAACTTAGCATAAGAATAATGCCCTCTATATAAAATCTGGTCTATGTCAGAATTAATAGCATTTAATTCAAAATTATTTTTTAAATTTTCGTCAACATAATAATCCATTACATTTTTTGAACTATTTTTTATTCCTTGAATATAAATCATGGGATTTGATTGACTAGTTTCAGTGTTGCCTACAAAAGCTAATTCATCATTATTTTTTGTCGCTAAGTCTTTCTTTTTACTAATGATGTTTATGTTTTCTATTTCATCTTCTTGTAAATATAATGACGAACCACTAGTCATCATAATAACGTCAGTTACAACTGCTACTTTACTACTTTGTATATTTAACTGGCCAAAGTAATCTTTGTGAGGCGAAATATATCCATCTGTGTCTTTATTTTTGCATATCGTAGCAAGAAAAGTAGTCCTACCATTGTTACCATTTGTATTGGAAAAAGGATTGCTGCTCTTCAAACCGTAAACACTGCTTCCGCTCAATACGTCGTCGCCAACTATAAAACCTACATTGTCAGAATTTTCTGGTCCTAAAACTCTTGTATAACTTAATTGAGTTTTTTCACTTTCAAGCCAAATTCTCGCAGAAATAGGACCAAATTGTGTACTTTGATCTGAATAATCTCCAAAAACATTTTCCCAAGTATTTAGTATACTGTCATTTTTTCTAAAAGACGTGACTTGCTGAGGAACAAATGCTGGGCCTTTTTGAGCTGTGCCTATTAAACACAATGTTTCGTCTGTTAGTGAAACAAATTCTTCTTTTTTAAATACTAAAGGAGTACTTATGTTTGCACTAATTTGACTATTAATTATATTAGACATTTAACATCCTATTTCATATATTATACGTTTATATTTATTAAACGCACTCGAAAACAGGACGCTAAATATTAATATTGTAATACACAGTTATCAAATCTAATAGTCAATGAGATGTCTGCTGGCTCTTCGCCATCGTAAGAAAGATCTCCAAAGTTTGCATTAGTCAAAAATGCACCTTTAATATCCCACAATTCTACAACAGTCCCAACTGGGTCAAGCATTTTAAGTTGGCAGTCTCTCTTATAGAAATCTGCGTAACCTGCTCTACCACTAACTGATTCATAATGCGTACGAATCCATTCCATAACTTGTTGAGATCCGCTAGGTGCAATTGGATCATGCAATGTAACTGAAAGTGTATCAAATGTCATTTTGCCTGCAATATAACGCTTAGCATTAATAAAGTTAATCTCTTGCTCACCAATTGTAAAAGAAGGACGTGCAGCAGTTTTAAGGATAAAGGCATCAATACCCTCAATTGCGAAAATCCAGCGATTCTTTCTTTTTGGCTCAAACTTGTTCGGAATCATTTCAGTAACTGAAAGTGTCTCTGCCATTTTATATTCTCCTAAATTCTTTATATATCTATATATTAATCAATTGAATTAGTTACAACAAAATCAAGTGAAATAAATTCAATAGACTTAGTTGGCTGCAAGTAAATCTTGCCTCTAATTGTATTGTTTTCAACATCGTTTTGCGTCGTAGTTGTAGTATCAATCTGCACTTTGTACCTATCAACACCTTGTCTAGCTTGCACTTCTGCCATAATTGGTTCTACTAAGGCACTAAACTTAGAAAGCGTTGAAGCTCTATTTGGTTCAAAAAGCAAAGTGTTTGCAATGTTTTTAACACGACGTCTAATATTAATCAAAAGTCTTCTAACATTTATTCTATCTAAAGCTGATTGGTCTTGCAATAAAGTTTTTTGACCAAATGCATAAACTTGACCTTGACGACCAGCAGGCTCGTAAATAGGATTGATATCAACATCGTATAGTTCATCTAATAAAGTTCTATTCATTTGAACCTTTGAGTTTATAGCATTTAATCGACCTCTTGTTAAACCAGCCGGTGCAAACCAAGGATCAGCCAGCGTATCATTTAAACTCATAACACCTAACATACATACTGAGGGTGGAACTCTTAAAGGTGAACTATTTGATGGCTTTCTCATAATAACATCTGGATAATATGCTGCAGCAAATGATGAATCTAGACTTCTCGCTGAAAATCTTGAAATTGTGTTTCTAACATGTGATTTAGTGGTTAAATCCAAAATTACTTCTGATTCTTCACTTGCTTCTTCAATATCCATTATAAACATTGCATCAAATCTTAGCTCACAAGCAGAAACTGCATAATCTGTAATGATTGGTTCTCTTATTCCAGGAATTGCTAGTAGCTGGAACTCTGTTGCACTTTTATCTGATAATACGTTAATTGCGCTCTTATAAGAATCGATTGTAGGTCCAGTGAAAACTGCGTTGGTATCTTCATCATTAGCTTCACGATGAGCTGCTGTTGATGTTAATTGTGATTTTTCTTTGTCAAATATGTTAACACCATCAAAGCCACCTTGCATAATTGTTCTAAACTTAAAGTATTTTACATTTGTACCAGCTGCATCTGCAGTTGTTTCTAAGAAGCGTGTATGACCTTTAGGCAATTGACCATCTCTACAATACAAAGCTGACGACCAATCAATTACACCATCAGTATCTACTTTAACAGCAATTTTTTCCATTGAAAAATAACTATTTTCAAATGAATCTGCTGCATCATCTTCAAGTACTGCTTTAGTTTGATCTAAGTCTGGGAAATATTTTGTCCAAGAAGCTATGCTGTGATTAAAATTAATTTGACTTAATTCTCTAAGATCATCTTCAGCATGTAATCTCTTGGCAAACTTAACTCCCCAAGGAAGCTTGCTATCTGCTGTTATTGTTCCTCCAGATTTCTTTGAAACTGACTTTACAAAAGGCAAAGGTGTTACTACCAATTTATCAAAAGTGTCTGCTGCAAGCAATATAGCATTTCCGTTACCATCATCACCACTTTCTTTAAATAGTTTGTTTCCTGAAACATGTTTTGTATTTAAAGCCTTAAGACCACTAGAACTCACAGGAAGAGAATTAACAGGCACTTCTGCTTGTTTAACAAGACTGTGCATTTCAACTCTTATGTATTTATTTCTTACATTAAAGTCACCTGTCTCTTCTAATCTTTGCTTAATTAAGTCTTTGTCAAAGTTATAAAACATATGCTTGTCGCCTATTACCCGAGCAATGTAATTTCTGCTATCAGGATCTAAGTTAAGACCTCTCCACGCAATTAGAACACTACCATTTACAGGATCAGAGTCAAATGCCTCTAAAGATAAATCAAACGAGCCATATCTATTAGTTCCATTGCTTCTTATGTTAGAAATTAAAACTCTAAACCTAGTATTTCCAGCTTCACCGTCATCTAAAGCGTAAATCTTAAATAATTTATAAGCACCACTATTTGACAAAGTTGTTCCTCGTGCTGAAGCGCTCCCTTTGCCAAAGAGTTGTGAAGTTATCCAAGGTGACTCAGCTGTTCTAAATCTCGACTCAAAAGAATCAAAATTGGGTGTACCAGACTCAGACGTAGAGGGTATACAAAATGCATCAGCTTTAATTCTTTGTGTAGTCTGTGTTGTAGAATCACCAGCTACTGCAGTTATCGGACTTATATCCCAGTGTGCATATAGATAGTGACCTTTTTCTTCTATTTTAGTTGGATCTGTATTGAAAACTTTTGCAAAATAATCAGATTTTTCTGGATCAAAAGAGCATTCAATAACTTTAGGTTCGCTATCATTATTAAAACCGTTTAAAACTAACTTTGTCGTTTGGTGTCCTGATGTTGAATCTGTTTCTACTATACCAACTTCATAACCGTATAAATTATTTGAAGAGTCTCCAAAAACTTGCAAATTATCACCATCAGCAATTGTAACAGTTGGACTTTGTGCAAACTGAGCATAGTCTGCTTGGACAGATGAAACATCGATTGCAGGTATAACACCTTGAGGAGTCATCAAAACGCCACGAATAACAGGTGCTTTAAGTGATGCGCCTGCCAATGTTTTAGTATGCAAACCACCAACTACAGTAGTCGTTCCGCCCAGTAAAGTTTGAGTACCAACTGTTTGCGTTAAAACAACTTCGTCACCTTCTTTTCTAGTAGACTTTAACGTTATTGTTTTTTCAACGTTAGTAGTACCATCAGTTACAGTAAAAACTAAAGAAGGATTAATGCCCGACAAGTCGCTAAATTTATAATCAGAATCTGCTACTGAAGTTGCGTTATGATTTAATGCATCTTTAATACTAGTTGCAATAGTAGCAAGAGTTGCATTATCTTTTATTTCTATTGTGTTTTTAGCAACAGTGCCTGATAAAGCATTAACTACTTTAAGCGTTAATGTAACGTCTGTATGTACTGTTGTCGGCAATACTTCTTTAGGTAAAAATATAGTAACAATATCTCCGTTTGCTGGATTTCCTGTTACTTCAATTGCATCAACTAAAGTTGCATTTTCAGTTTCTTCTTGAACACCTGCATCTGACAAAAAGCGTGAACCAGCCTTGTCAGACATAAGTGCACCAAACATATAAGTCCTAGAACCTTTTAAAAGTCCAGGATCACTTGGTGGTGCAGTGCCTCTTTGTGTTGTAAATATGTGAGGATTTCTTGCTAGTTTTTTAGTAGTTGCATCATGTGAAATGAAAGATCCTAGTTTAAATCCTGCGTTTGTTACTCTATTAAGAGTCGATTTCAGACCGTCACCGACGCCTAACACACGCAAAAAAGTTCCTGCTTGAGCATTTTTCATCCATTCATTAATTGCTAAAGGTGCAAATAAATTTGAATTGCTAACTTTGTTTACTTCAAGCATGTTACCAAAAGTCTCGTTAAACTGCTGTATTGTTGCAAATGTTGTTGGAACAAAAGCAGGTCCACGTTTAGCTGGACCGACAACAGCAGCAGGCACGCCCTGTGGTGTTTGATCTGGGTCTCTTACTTGTGATAAGTCTATTTCTTTAAGAGTTACTCTCGAAGAGCCATG